CCAATCAAATTTCCCAATTCTCTTTGAGTTTTTGGGTCAAGTTTTTTGATGTCTTTAATGTGTTGTTTGATTACCTTTGAAACATCGACTGAAAAGTTTTGTAAAATTTGCATCTTATCCATTACTTTACCTTACCTTTTTGGATATCTCTTTCCAATTCTTCTGCTGCACGAAGTACATCACCTACTGCGTAGTTAAGAGGAACATTACGATACTTAGCAATCTTTTTAATTGCCATCATTACAATTCTCTTTTCTTCAGTTGATGCACCTTCGTTTACTAACTCATCTTCTTCGATTTCTTTCAAAGTTTTTTTCATCTTGATTAGTTTGTCTGATGGTAAGTTACCAAACCCAAACGATTCACTAAGTAGGTCTTTTAATTTCATTGAACTTTCCTCATTTATTGATTCTGTTAAGGACTCCATCAGCCCAATTGCTGTATCACCAACAACTCTTTCAGCACCATCTGCATATTTGTTATTTAGAATAGCAATCTTGACTGGTTTATCGATTATGTACATTGGTATCATATTAGTACCAAACGAGTACTTGATTCCATTTGATTTCAACTCTCTACCAATATCCATAAATGATTTAGCACCTTTTACGATATCAGCAAGTTTGTCTAAGATAGCATCGTGTTTACCTTCGTTTACCGACTCACCAACACTTTCATAGTAAAGGTCACCCAACATAGAATGTAGTTTTTGATTCTTTAGGTCAAAGTTAAACTTTTCTAATGCTCTTCTTGCTTTCTTAGCATTTGACATTGGAATTACATAGTATCCTTTTTTCTCACCACCCATTTTCTTAGATAACTTTGCTGCTTGGTCTTTCAAACCAGCACCCATCACATTACCATTCTTTGGGTTGATTACTGTATACTTTGATTCGTTTACTGATTCAATAATGGTATCAGCGTGTGGTCCTTGACCATTCATACCAATTGCAGCACCACCTTTGTGATTCCAGATACTTCTCCAAGCTTCTTCTAATTTCTTTACACCTGCTTTTGAAGGTCTCTTTATAAGTAATTCTACTATCTTTTCAAATTTCTTAACCTCATCAATGAATACTTTTAATTTATCATCATTTGATGAGTCAGCTGGATGTGGTTTGTAGTTGTGTTTCAATACGGATTTAACCGAATTAAGTAATGGTGTAGCAAATGCAGACATCACTTCTTTAGGGTCTTTTTTCTCACGAGACACCAATTTATGAATATCCTCAACATTGTTGTGAATGGCCATTACATATCTAACACCAGCGCCATCTTTTGATTTTTTACCTTCGTTTACCGATTCTTCAGCGAAGTCTTTTGCGTTTTCTTTGTCTTCAGAGTCCACATCGGTTACTGGGAATTTCTTACCATCGACTTCGAACTCATCATCACCTTTAGCAATTGCTTTTGCTCTTTCAGCACCAAACTCATTACCTTCTTTGATTTCGTAGTATTTACCAAGAACTTCACCCATCTCATCGTAACAAGACTCAAGTCTTTGTTGTAGAGTGTTTACTTCGTGAATTGTTTTCTCGAATACTTTGAATGACTCGTTCATAGATTTCATATGTCTATTTACAGTCACTTTATCAAACCAATCACCAGTTTCTTCAAGGGTTACTTTTTGTGCAGTCTCTACGATACCTTTAACTGACTCATATACCTCTGCCAAGTTACCTGAACGATAGATTGCTTCACCAAATTTCTTGTATTCAGAAACAGCTTTAAGGAATTCTCTCTTTTCCTCGTTAGTCATTCCCTTTTCTTCTTTTTCTTCACCAACATTCATTCTTTTGTAAGAAAGGTGTTGTGATTCATTTAAGATGTCTGTTAGTTTCATTTATTCTACTCCAAAGTCACATTCACAATATCCACCAACTTCACAAATGATATCTCTCATAAGGTTATTGGCCTTTGTGTATTTATAAGTATTCTTTTTAGTGGTAACCGACTCATTGATTACACCTTCATTTGTTGGTGAAAGAAAAGCTCCGTGAGTTGATGGGTTGGATACAAAATCCCAACAAATCAAATCAAAATCGTTTTCAACTGCAACTGTATCTTCGCCAATTTGTTTTACTGAACCCATACCTCTTGATGAGATACCAACAGTACAACCTGCTTTAATTAGTTCTTTAAGGATGTTACCAGATGGTGTGTTTAGGATTTCAACTGTACCTACAACATCATCACCCTTCCATTCAATGTCTCTAATGATATGTGATGTATTCTTCAATTCAACAACTGAAGATTCTGGGTGGTCAAGTTCACCATAAGCACGATTCTCTTTAATCTCACGGCCCTTGTATTTTTCAACTTCTCTTTCAAGAATGTTTTTTGGATATACACGACCATTTTGGTTTTTAGCGTTTGCTCTTTGCAATACACCATTAACCAACAAACGACCAGTCTGCTCCTTTGCTTCTTGTAACATTGATGGTGTTACTTCGAATATCATTGTATCTACGAGAAGTTTTTTCATCTTAGTTTTCCCACACCTTTTTCTTACGATATAAATCAAAGAAGACTCTTGCCAATTCTCTACGAATTAACAATCTTACTTGTTCGAGGTCATCGATTTCAAGTTCTTCATTGATTCTATTTTTATTACACCCACACGACATATTAAGCACTCAACTCTTTTAGGTTACGAGCAACTTTCAACATTCTTTCAGAAATTTTTCCAAATCTCTTTTGTGTAGATTTCCAGTATTGACCATTGTGAACACCCATCTCAGTTTTGAGTTTAGTGTTTTGATTCACAATCTTCTCAACTTCCCACATCAATCGGTTAATCTCTTTAATAGATTGGTTTACCTTCTGATGTGCTTTCATTGAGTCATCGTTTTTGTAGTCTTTGTAAGTTGCCTCGATTAATTGTTCGAGTTTGTCTTCCAATTCCTTCATAGCTTTTGACTCCGTGTTTACTTTTGACTTCTTTGCTTTCTTGTAACCTAATACTTCAATGTGGTCGGTATCTAAATCATCTTCATCTTTACTCTTGGAAAATGCATTAGGAGTTTTAGGAGGACCTGCACCACCATCCATATTGGATGTTACATTTGCCTCATCAATTTCCTCATCTTGAAGAGTTTCTTTAACTTCTAACTCTTCAAACTTCTCTTCCAATTGTTCTAACAAAAATTTAGACATTTGATACTCTCCTTAACTCTTGTAAAAGTTCGTGGTATCGTAGGATTGAAAGAATCTGATTTTCGTTGATTACTTTGGAATTAGTAATATTATCAATAAGGTTAACAGTTTCAGTCAATTTGATATTTGCTACTTTATCAGATACCTCTAACTTTGAGAATTCTTTTTTCAATCGTTTTACTTCACTTAATACGAATGTTCTCAGCTTTGCTGAGTTATCCACATTGTTGATGTAAGTACGAAGGACTTTCTTTTGAGATTCAGAAAGGTTTGTATATTTTGAATTGAACGAATCAACTAAGAATTTATATGCTAACATACGAACCTCTTTAGGTTGTTCGTTGTAATCTTTATTTGCCGATTCAGTTACGATTTCAACATTTTCTTTTGTGATTGTTTCAAGAATAGTAGTCTTACAAGTCACATACTCTTTTGGAGAATCAGATTTATTGTGTTCGAACAGCTTGTAAACAGATGCCATCTCACGATAGTTGTTTACACGATACTTAAAGAAGTCTTCCATCACAAAAGATTCTTTAACTGACTTAATCAAGTTATACTTTTGTCTACGAAGGATTCCTTCATTTAGTTTTGCTCTTTCTTCCAATACGATGTTAACGAATTCTTGAGCTTGATACTGATTGTCAAAATTCTCTTTGGTCAAAGACTGATACAATTTCAATTCTTTGTTCAATTCCGTACCTTTTTTGAAATGCTTCTTAATGATTTCTAAGGCAAGAGAATCCTTGTTCGCAAGAGTATCGGATGCGATTTGTCTTACGAGTAATTCAAATAGAATACCCGTATTCTTGAACTTGCTGTGCTTGAGTTTAGCCATTGTAAACCTTATCTATTACTATTCCAATTTATAAATATGTAAAAACTCATCAAATCGTGTCTTCGAGGAGATTTCTCTCATCTAATAGTCCCGATTCTTTTTTCTTTTCCTCTGATAATGATTCTTTCAATATACTTGGTGATTTTCTTTTCACCGATTTCAAAGATGCTTTCAGAGCCGCCGCTTGCTCATATGCAAGCGGTGAGTTTTTATATTTGTGGTATGTTGCCGCTGGTTTAATGTCAGTTTGTTGACCTAACGGGTCTCTACCAAATGGGTTATCATCAGTTTTATAATTACCTGATTGTGAAGGTCTACCTGCTCCATCAAATCCACCCTCAGGTGAACCACCTTCATCATCTTGTTTTTGATTCATAGATGCGATATCGTGTGGAGTACCAAACGACTGACCTGTTTTTACTGGGTCATTACCTTCATCTTCGATTTGAGTATGTCTAAATCCAAGTTTCAAGTCGTTGATAACTTTTGCTTGCTCAACCTTCCACTCATCATCAGACATATTGAAAATATTCTTATACATCCAATCTTGAGATACCATTTTAAGGTCTTTCATATCAGAAACCAATCTAACTTTCTCAGACCATAGGTTTGCTTTCTCTTGTTCGTAGATGATAGATGGGTTAGTCAATTCCAACTCAAAGTTTACAAGGTCTTCGTTTTCGTAACCTTGTGAGTATAAGTGAATGATTGCAATTTTAGTCAACTCAGACAAAACAATCTTTTGGATTCTCTCAACTGAACGAGCGAATCTGATATCCTCTTGTGCAAGTGTTGCTTTACCTTCAACTGCTTCATCGTACCCAACAAATGCTTTCGGCACTTTAAGTGCTGCCATCATTCTATTTCTCAAGTATTCGATATCATCAATACCACCGAACTCCATACCACTTAGTGAATCAATCTCAGTACCACTTTGTCCACCACGAACTGGTAGGTAGTAGTCATCCAACATATTCATCAAGTTGAACTTGAGGTTGTAATCACCAGTATTTTGGTCAAGGTAAGGAATCTTCTTCATCTGGTCGATGATACCTCTCATATGGTTATCAACCTCACTTGGTGGAATGTTACCCACATCAATCTTGAAGATTCTTCTCTCAGGTGCTCTCATAATTCTATGAATCATCATTGCATCTTCCATAAGAGTCAATTGTTTCCAAGTCTTTCTTGCACCTTCTAATAGAGAACGACCATAAGGTAGGAAGTTTGTATCTGCCATCAAACGGAAGTGTGCAATTTGGTAGAACTCAAAGAACTCTGCATTCTTATTTACACTTGCTCCGTGAGCAGCTCCCATAGAACCCAACTTAAATCTTACTTCGTATGGGTTTTCGGGGTTAAAACCTTCTTCACGTTCTACTTCGTATGCCGACATTGGTGATACGTTTACAACACCAATACCTTCTTCAATATCCAAATGTAAATAATAATCACCATACTTGTTCATACCACGAACCCAAGCCCATAGGTTGAACTCGATGTTCATTACATCATAAAATAGGTTGTGGAGAATTTTCTTTACATTCTCATCTTGAGTTTTGATACGAAGAACATCACCCATATCATTTTTAAGTGTACACTCATCTGAGTAGATATCAAGTACTGATGAAATGATGGAATCTTTATCCATTGCCTCATAATCAGTATACAACTCTAATTTATTTGAATGATAATTGAATTGGTTGTTATAAGTCTCCCAATTTCTACGAGTTGTATGTAGTCTACCAAATCTATCATAATATGATGAACCACGAAGGTTACCTTGGGATTGGAGTCGTTGTGTGTCAATTGCTTGAGTACGACCCTTACCAAGTCTACGAACAACAACTTGAGTGTTGAACAATTTACCTAACCTACTAAATAATGATTTATCTGCCATAATTTGTCTCTAAACTAAAAAGTATATAGTCTTACAAGTTATAAATATACAAAAAATAAACTTAACTACCAAATTTATAACAACCAAGTTAGGTCATTATCATTTCCGTATTGGTCTTTTTGTTTCCAAGGGTCTTGACCCATTGTTCTTTGTGAGTATACACCTGTACTTGACTTACCCATATGACCCAATGTAGTTCGTGTTAAATCGATACCCTGTTGTCTTAGTTTTAGTGCCGTATCACGAACCCACAATCCAGTTGAGAATGACATTACCAAGTCATCGTTATATCCACGTTGTGCTTCTGCTCTACTACCATTCCATATGAATACAAACAACTCATCTATAAGTCTCTTAGAATGGATTATAGGGGTTCTCTCTCTCATATACATATCGAGTTTAGAAATCACCAAAGGTCGTGTTCTTGAAGACATTGTAAATCCAGGAACCATATCCTCTTTTCTCTTTAAGTCAAATCCTTTTCTGAGGTGAATATCTTCATCAACATAACCCAAGTCTCTATAAGAGTAGTATAAGTTGGTATAGTTCCTATCGATTACTTCTTGAATCACTGCCCACCCAATATTAGCATTTTCAATCACTAACATTGCATTGTTCCAATCGGTTGCTACTGAAGTTAACATTGCACCAAATTGTTTGGTGTCTAACTTACCTTTGTATTCTGCTACCTGTTCAACAGTCTCTACATCAAAAACGTGGAATGCTGAATAATCCGATGAATCACCACGGGCGACATCGGCTACGACAACATAATCACGAGAATAATTTGGATAATCCCATAACCAGTAGTTACCATCGAAACCTCGTTTTTCCAACGGGTCTTTGACATATGTTTCCTCATACCATTGTAATGTAGCACCCTCAACTACCGTATGACCAGATGAAATAAAATCACAATCACACTCTTGAGCGGCACCCTTTTCACCTAATAATTTACTTTGTTCATCTCTCCATGCTTGGTCTCTCTCAGGATGGACTGTCCAATGGAGTTCAGTTGGATACCATTGGTCACCTTGCTGACCTTGTTGCCAAATCTTGTGAAACCAATTACCAACACCATTTGGAGTAGATAATACGATTGCACCCCCACCAGTAGAAAGTGTTGATTGTGCCGAAGTCCAAATCTCTTCTACGTTGTTAATGAAGGCAGCCTCATCAATAATCAACATCGACAATGCTTCAGAACGACCCGCGTCACCTGCTGCTGAAGTTGCTTTGATTTGTGAACCATTCTTTAATCGTAGAGATAGTTTGTTGTCTTCCTCAGTTTGACCTTTTAACCACGATGGTAAATTATCGTGCATAAAACGAACCTTTGTTACAAGGTTCTTTGCAACCTCTTGTTTAGTTGCGATTACAAGAATGTTCTTATCTTCGTGGAACAACATCAACCAAAGTGAATACCCTGCTGATAGAGTTGAGATACCTAACTGTCTTGATTTTAGAATTACATTAAAACGATTATCGTTTACATTCTGCATCAAGTCTTCTTGGAATGGATAGAGGTTGAATAGAATCTTACCTCGGTGTGGGTGTTGGATATAACAATACTTCTTAAAAAAGTATACGGGGTCTTTAGCACATTTGACCCACTCTTCCCTAATTAATGTTTTTATATCCTTTGCCATATTATAGTACGAACAACACTGCGATTAAAGTAGCACCACCGGCACCACCAAATAAAATACCATTCCAAAATTTTGCCTTACGTTCTCGTTTTAGAGATTTGATTTGTTCATCTCGTAATGCAATAATGTTGTCCTTTTCTACTATAATATTATCTTTGTTTTGTAACGCAACTGAGTAGTTAGATAGTTGTTCAGATTGTAAGTCTAACTTTTCGTTTTGGAATTCGACCAACTCTTGTATAGTTTGTAGTTCCATAATAGTGAGGTCATACTTTGATTTTAGATTCAAAGCATTTTCCACTGCAATTCTTGGAACACAAATCAGACTATCACTTGAAAGCGTCTGCGAATGCAGTGATAAGCTCATCGTGAGACATATCACTAAACTTATCAGCTTGGTCTTCATATTGATTTCTCAAATTAGTTAATCTTGCTTGAGTCGAATCTATCTTGAAATCGATTTCAGCAATTTGATTGTTTAACGAAAGATTAAGTTGGAGTAGTGAATCAGTCTCACTCTCCAACTTATTAATCTCAGATAGATAGGACTCTTCCTTTTCCTTTAACATACGTTCGTACTCTTTCTTGTATCGATTACCTAAAAACAATTGTTGATAGATTAATACACAAGCAAGACAAGCGATGATTAAGTATGTAGGGTTGAGCCTTTTCATTTACTTCTTGGCTCTGCCTGATGACTTTTTACCAGAAGTAGATTTACCATTACCCGCTGAAGTTCCTTTTTTAGGAGCAGGTTTACCATTGTGAAGTTCGTAAACTTTGTTCACAACATTTGTCTTTGTAAGACTTGAATCTAAAACAACATTAAAGTTTGCTTTAGCATGGTCGATTAGCTCATCTTTTTTGAAACCACGGATTTTACTCTTAGTAGCCTTACCTTCAATGATAATACCACCTTTAGCAGCTTCAACTACATCTTTAGCTTGTTCTACAGCTTCTTTAACAGCTTCTTTTGCTTCTGCAAATTCTTCTTTAACTTCAGCTAATCTTTCTTTAGCTTC